CTTGATGTGTGTAAATTCCTTCTGCAAATTTTTTGGGAGCTTCAACTATATCTGATTGGTCGGTCTTTTTTTTGAAAGCATCTTGATACTCGGATGCGTCTATTTCATCCTCATCTATCTTTATGCCAAGGCCTTCTAGCTGTGCATCGGCCCAAGCTTCGAACTGCTCTGACTCGTCTTTGTATTTTCTTTTGTATTGTTTTGAAAGTTTGCCTTTATCGATGTCTTGTCCTTTGATGTTTTTGAATGCTTTTATGTCTTCGGGTGATTTTCTTACTTCATCAGCATATTCGTCATCTGCCTGCATCTTTTTCATATCTTGGAGATATTTGTTTGCAAGTTTGATCGCTGTTGATTTTAGTTGTTTTATTTGTGGATTTGGTTTAGCAAACAATTCTCCTGACTTGCTTAATTCCTGATCCATGTCGGAAGCAAAATTGACAATAGCATCGTCTTCTGAGTCTGGTGATAAAAATCTTGTTGCTATGTCCCTCATGATTGCAGAAAGTTTTTGTTCGGTGTCTTTCATTTGGCCACGCAGATTGTTTTGGAACTTGTCATAAGAATCATCTTTTTTGAGAACTAATTTAGAATCTGGTTTTTGTAACCAAGTGTCTACATAATTTTTGTATCTATCTGCCGTCGACGGTAGTGTCATCACGTCAACTTCTTCTTCGTCATCTTCTTCTTTAATTGCATCCATCGGCAAGTGTTTGAATGCGTCGACAATAGAATCGTCGAAAGTTTCTTTAGTAAATTTTTGTCTCAGTTTTGCAACTTCGTCTTCTGATAATTCTGATTGATTTTGGTTAAGATTTTCTAACGCTGATTCATATGTGTTTGATTTTGCTAGGCGTTCCAAAGTTTTCTTTGCCTCTTTGATTTTATCTTTGGCGGCTTCAACAAATGGTTGAGTGGTTTCGTCAAGCAAACCTGATCTTACAGTGTATGCGTTGAAGTTTCTTAGATCTCTAATCTCTTCTACTTTCTTAACGATTGATTCACCTATTTCATCGTATGCATTTCCACCTTTGGCAACGTGCATCATCATTGCACGAGCACCTTTTAAATAATTGTATGGAAAACGGAAACGTTCGCCCTGTGCATTTTCAATGAATATGCAGTCTATATTTCTTGATCTTGAACCTGGAATTGTTTCGTCTACGTGTTTTGAGTGACGAATGATCATCTTAGTTTTGTCTAATTTATCATATGATGTTTTTGGTGTGCCGTGCATTTTACTTTCCTGTACAGTATTTACACTAGAAAGGAACTCAAAATCGTCTTGCTCTAGATCGATCTTTTCCACGTCTTGAGGTTTGAATCCAAGGTTATGACTTACAGCAAATTCACGCATAAACCTTGCAAAGTCGTACCATTGCTGTTCTTGTTCACTTTCAACAGTGCCTGTTAAATTTTTGTTGTATATTAGCCTTAAATTTTCTTCATCTATGCTGATGCTGATAGGATTATTGTTCCAGGAAAATTTGAAAAATCTGGCTTCTTCCGGTGATACTGTGGTTTGAGCGGATTCATCTCCTAGAGTGAGGTTGGAAAACCTTGATTTGAGCTCATCAAAGAGATCTTTTGCAGTAAAATTTAAGTCCATCAACTGTATTTACCTATAAACCGCTTATCATTATAGGCATTGGCATAGTGAGTTCTTCCTCTGAATCACGCAATCTTTCAAACAGTTTTTGGTCCCAACTGCTTATTGTAGAGGCCATACGCACAGCCAACAGTGTGGACATCACTAGATCGTCGTGTTCACCAGGTTTAGCAGAGTACGAGTTGCCCGAAGCAACAAAGTTTTTGAGTTCTGATATCAAGTTCTTGCTTTTGATAGCCATCTTGTCGGATTCGATCATTTGCTTGAGTTTAGCACAGGCACTAACCTTTGATATATGTGTGGTATTGTAGCCTTTCCTGAATTTTCTCACGTGGCCTTTTTTCACACGTTCTGACAGCATCTGACCGGGTATGTTTTCCTCACCTATGTCTGATATAGCGACCAATCCTGCTTCACCTATAGAATTGTTTTCTATTGAGTAATATATTTCAGGATTAGCAATGCCTTTGTTTTTGAGAGAATCTGATATGTGTTCAATGATCTGTTTTAAGATCCTGATTTGTCCTTGTATTGGTGTGTTATTGTGTTGCCATTCTGCGACCTGTTTCATCTCTGGCAATTGGAATACTTCTATGGCGGCGTTGTCGCCACCTGTACCCATCGCTGGATCTAATGATACAAGGTATGCTTTATTCTTAGTTACATAATCATACCATCTCACGTGACCGTGGCGTTCTTTGGGTTCTATGCCTTCCATATCTGCAAGTTTGATCGGTTTGATCAGTGTTTCGTCGTAAATCAAAAATTCACAGTCGTGTTCACGTCTAAATCTTTCTTCGCCTATTCTCGACCTTTCTTCCTTGGCCCATTGTTCTGTTCTCTCTGGGTGTTCACGCCAAGAAGCCTTGAAAGCGGCAAATCCGTTTTTACCCACAGGCTGTTCATTGCCATATTCGTCTAATTTTTTGTTGGCTTCTTTCCAAATCAAAGCAAATTGATCTTCGTCGGAGTTTGGTGTGGATGTGATGATACATTTTCCACCAGTTGATAATGTTGGTGCCAGTGATGTCCAAAACTCTCTGGCCTTGTTGGGTGGATTTACGAAAGCAAACTCATCACAGTATATTACAGAAAGTGACATACCTCTACCTGTGTTTTCTGTTGTTGTCGTTGCTTTGATCCTTGAACCGTTGTCAAACTCTAAGGTGTTCCTGTTGTACGAATATGCTCCTGCTCTGAGAAAGTCTGGTAAATTTTCATACACGAAACGCACCCTGTTCATAATGTCTTGTGCACCTGCAAATTTATGTGCGGCAATTAATATTTGTGAATCTGGCACAAACATTGCATACCACACAAGATATGCCGCGGCACAAGTTGTCTTTCCTGTTTGTCTTGGCAACATAGCTATTGCAAATCTGTTATCGTGATATGTTTTGACTAACCCTTTTTGGTAATCGTACATCTCAAACTTCATTGATCCTTTGGTTGGATGTTGGATCATTGAATAGTTCTGCATAAAATAGAGAGGACCATTTTTATGATCCATGCATTTGTTAAGTTCAACGATTTGTTGCTCGGTAAATTTTACCCGTTGATGTGCCTTTTTGGTGAGATTTCCTTGTAAGCTCTGTGCCATACTAATATTTAACTAGGAAAAATTGTGTTACTTTTTGTTTGGAACTATAGGTGAAGCATTATTGCCTTCGCCCATATCAACAATTTTGTCTGTGGTTTTTGTGCCAGTTTCTCTTTCAGATTCTTTCCTGTCACTCATTAATTCTTTGAACAAAGACATATTATACTTGTCGCCAAAAGTTGGTTCAACACCTTTTGCTGGATCATCATTATAATCAGCATCCATCAACCTCGGTTCTTTGGTTGGTTCTGGTGCAGGTTCTTCTGTTGTGTCTGCAGGATGTTTCACTCTGATATGATCCTGTGCTATACCGAATGCCTCTGATACCACTTGTTCTAGTTGAGGAAAAGAAATTGGATAAGCGGATTCCACATCATAGATGTGTACTTCTTTGTTTTTGATTCTTGGAAATTCGTGTGGGTGTTCCTGGATTGGTGTTGTTGCTGTTTTTTTCATACTAACAACTTCATATTTTGACATCATTGTTTTAAATTTGCTGTCAAAAGATTCAGGTAAATCACCTGCTATTTTTACTCTTACTGCGTAAGTTTTCTTAGATTCTGTAAGATAATCTTTGAGTGTTTTCATAGTAATTTTATTTATCAGAATCCTTGTTTGCAAGTATCTGTTTTATCAGTTCGTTCCTATCAGCTACAATGCTACCTGTACCGCTTACAGGTTCGTCATCGCTGTTGGTATTTTGGTCTAGTTTCATTTTCTTAAGCTGTAATTCAATCATTTTTAGTTTTTTGTCAACTTTCAAATTCTTTGCATTTATGGCATTACCCATCATCGATGATGCAACCTCCATTATTCTTCCTGCTAGCCTTGGTTCTATGTTCATACCCAAATCCATTAGATCTTTGTAAGCTTGGAAAGACTCGTTCGCATACAAGTCTATTTCCGAATCCCCTTCTAGTCCGTCTACCTGCGGTAGTGCGGCATCTATTTTATCTAGACCTAGTTTTTGTTTGATCAGATCATTCGCAGTCTTGTCGTCTTTAGAATCTTGTTCTAGGTCTAACTTTTCTTGCATTGACTCAGCAGTCTCTGTGGTTTCAATGTCAAACATTTCTTCTAGTTTCTTTGTCATACTACTACTTAAACATATCAGACTCGGTTATCACCCTAAATCGGATACCTTTTCCTTTGGCCCATTTGTTGGCGGCCTCCCATTTTGCCCTGTTAACGATGTATGCGGCTTGATTCTGAGCATTTTTACCAATATTTTTTATTTTGGCCTGATTGTTAGGTTTCACTTCTATCAATTCTGCAACTTTGGTTTGTTTTTTAGAATCATACACAATAAAAAAATCTGGCACATAAATTGTGTTCTTGCCTGTGAGTGGATTGCGATAAGGAATTTGAATTGACTCAGATGCCCATTGTGTCACAGAAGGATTGTTATCGCAAAATCTCATAAATGCCCATTCCCACGAAGAACGATATCTTGGAGTTTTTTTGCCGATGTATTTGTCCGGATGTTTCATTTGAAACAATCCATTAAGCCATTTGTTCATGGTTAAACCTTTACGTTGCGATTTGCCAACGATATAGGCGTACGCTCTGATTTGAATCCAAGCACTGATGTTTTATACCTGTTGCGATTTAAAATTTCTGCCACAGTCTCGTTCAATTGAAGCACACTCAATTGCTTAAATGTATCTAAGATTTGAAACACAGGCACATTGTCTATCTTTGCCTGTGTCAAAATTATGTAAGCAATAGTCTTTGCACTGATCTTTTCAAAATTTTTAGATTCAAAAAATCCCTGCACAGCATCGTATTCATTAGATGGAAAGGAAAATGTAAGTCCGTTGATTCCTGAAAAGTAATCGATCAAAGATTGTGGGTCTTTTGCCTGGACTCCTAGATTAGTTGGTTTTAAATTTTGGTCTGTCATGATATTGCCTGACTTTTTATCACCCTATCGTAGACTTCTTTATCTACTGCGTAATTTATTATGCCACCTTCTGAGAGTTTGACTGCATTATCAACAGCCTTGTTTTCATAACTGGCCTGTTCTGCTGTGGTCAACTTCTTCCATTCTGTTTCTACGTTTTCGATGTCAAGATTTTTCTCTGACCTAAATGTCACAAATTTAGCAAATTTTGTTCTAGCAACTGTATCCAGATTTAGATATGATTTGATCTGCTGTGAAGTTAATTTAATGCTTCCGTCTTGTTGTGCAAGTTGATCGTTGATATTTTCAGTTGCGATCGGTTTGTTGTTTGATGATGTGGTTTGCAGTGCTGTGTTTGTTCTAACCAAAGTTGCATCAATTCTTTTGGTTCTTTCGTTTTGTGGGAATCTTATGCCTGGCTTAGATGTGGCTCCTAGATTGTTTTGACTAATTTTTACAGCATCTTTGGCTACTCCAATTATTTCTTCTTTGATTCCTTTAATTCCTCTGCCTGATCTAATCTTGTCATACACTTGGGCACCTGCCAGGACACCTCCTAGGATATTGCCCTGTCCAAAAGCACCTAGTGCCGAGCTGGCTCCGCCTAGTATGCCAAACAATGAGTCACCGCCTCCCTTGTTAGGCGAAGGAGATTTGTCATAGTGGAATGTTGCAAATCCTTGTGGGTTGTCTCTGCTCACTGAACCTGCATTAATAAGCACACCCGAGTATGAAATAGAAAATTGTTGTTCGTTGATGCCATTGCCTGCTGTCTGGTCTAATGACCCGTTGTTAAAGTCATTTATCACAGGATTCATCATCTTGTATTCTGTGAACCTTTGTCGATTCATTTGGAATATAGATATTGAATTAAAAAATTTATCGTAAGTGCCGATGTCTCTACCCCATCTTCCGTTGGTTGCAAAATCATCATTGAAGTTTGCTCTTTGATAGTCAACTTCTGCGTGTAGTGTATCAGCATAGTAATTTTGGTAATATGATTTAAAGAATGATGTTGCTACATCACCCATATCGTCGTGAAGCACGATGACCACTGGCTGGTACGTGATGCCTGTGGTTACATAATTCTTGTAGTTGTATGAATTTTTCATTTCCACATTGAATTGATACTGTGGAAGATCACATCTTTTTACAATCATTCCTAGCTCTAGTTTAGTGGTACTACTCAATGTAGATCCTACCGCCGCAGGATTGATGTCAAATACAACGTGGTAAAGGAATTGTGATTTGGGTGCGAGTCTAAAAAGATCGTCAGTGTAAAGCCTCGCCGCGTGTTGATAATCTTTGAGATGATCACCACCCAATAATTGTCCAAGGAAATTGTTACGCCAGTTCATACTGTTGTATTTATTGGACTAAAAAAGTGAGGATTAAGAACCTGTAGCCGCTGTACCTATCGCTCTTGCTACCGCTGTTCCAATTCCAGTTCCTCTCGGTGTCTGTATTGCATTGTCATATTTGATAGACATTTGGATCTGTACTGGATCTGATGTAGCATAAGCAAGTTGTCCGTACTGTACGTTTTCTAAGTAACAACCATATAACTCGAAAGTTTCTAGTACGTTTGGTGTGTTTGCACCGTTGCCGCCATCTAGCACTTCGACTCTTGAAGTGAATTTGTAATCACCAGCTGCCGCCGCACTTGACTGTTCGAAGAAATCAAATTGTCTCTGTAATTGTTCACCAACAAGTTTTGATACTTCATTGTTGACATCATCTCTTACATTCAATGTAACTGCTTCCCAAGTATGTTTGCCAGCCATATACACTCTTGAGTTATAAGCATCGAGTGTTACTGGATCAAAAGAGATATTTGGTCTTGTAATATCTACAACTTGTTTTGTGAGTTCTGATCTAGGAGTTGAAACACCAAAATTTTCTAACACCACTCTAAAGCGATATTGTAATTTTGGCATCAACAGTCCTTGTGAACTTGCTGATTGATCACTTGCTAGTGGAACTGTAAATTTAGATAATGTTGATACTGCCATTTTGTTTTCTCCTAGTATGAATATTTACTATTCATTTTCTCCTATTTGCTTTTAAACCTTTAAAGGCCTAATGTTGCTATTTCTCCTGTGTTTTTAAGTCTCACTGGTATGTAGATAAACTCAACTGCTTTCACAGGTTCAATTGCTACATCAACATACAATTCATTTCTATCTATTCTTGCAGGTGTGTTGTTTGATTCGTCACACACAACAGCAAAGTCGAACAGTGCTCTTTGAGATGTTAATTCTAACAAGAATGACTCAACTGATTGTTTGATTTCATTTCTTGTTAATGAATCGTTTGGCTCAAATATAAATGGTCTTGCAATTTTGTCTAACTGTAATCTTACAAAGGCAACCAATCTTGCAACATTGATTCTGTCTAATGCTGAAGCAGTAAGTTGTCTTGTTTTTTGACCAAAGTTAACAAGTCCTGCACCTGTAACAAAAGATATTGGGTTAATATGTACACTGTAAAGTGCATCTCTTAAACCTTCTGACACTGCTGTTGACTCAAACTCGCCTTCTGAGTTAATGTGTCCAACTGATGTAGCATTGTCTACAACACCTCTTCTAACGCCAGCTGGTGCAAACCATGGAAACGCAACTGTGTCGTTGTAGGCAATGGTTCTCAACATCATATGTGATGCTGGAACAACCACTGATTCACCCGCTAAGTCTGTTGTAAATCCTGATGGATAAAACACACCTGTGAATGAATTTGTTGACACTAATCCGTCTTCTCCGTTGTCTGGAGCGCCTGCTGTGTTGTTTGCGTAATTTGTTACTGCTGTTGAATTTGGTGCTAATCTAAATGGAGTGTCACCAACAACAAATGCAGTCTCTTTTCTGTCTGCGTTTAGAGTTTCTAAGTTACCAATCAGTTCTGGATAACCTGGAGCCGCTAACAAGTTGAACTCTCTTTGTTCTTCTCTTAGTGCAGTTGTTGACTCAACACTTGATTTCATTGCTTCAACGATCAAGTTTCTTTGTGCTTTTCTGCCCATATATGGAGCACCGTTTGTCTGTAAACCTGATGCACTTACCCAAGCATCTTTTTCACTTGGTAATGTTGGATATGTTGTTGTGTCAGCAAAGTTTGATCTTGAGAACCAATTCTTTTTGAATTGCTTAACATTGTAACCTGATCTTCTTGTATTGAAACCAAGCATTCCTTTTGGATATAATGCTGGATCTGGTTTGTCTATGTCAACATAGTTTGATGTCAACAAGTCTGTGATCAATGTTTCTTTGTTCACCACATCAAGTGTTCCAGATGAATGATAACGGAAGTCAGCAAACACAATACCATCTTGTGATGTTTGGTCTGTGTTGTCAATTGATGTCCATTTTTCGCCATCTGCTTTTGAGTTGTCATATCTATAAAGATCTGGATAGTTTTCTAGATCAGCAGTGTTCAACCAAAGGTCACCATTTGCTAGTGCTGTACCATCTGTCTGTGTTGTTGGTTCAGTTGCTGATACAATTGGTCCCAATGGATCTGTGCCTGACAGGTCCCAACCTCTTGCATCTGTAACATTTTGATAACCTTTCCATGATGAACCATCGTGTATCAATATGTCCACTTCGTCTACAGTTGTGTTGTACCAATACTGACCGTCTGTTGGATCTTTTGTTGGCTCAGTAGTTGATTGGATTGCTGTGAATGATGTACCAGAGTCTGGTGTGTTTTCAACAGGTCCCCAACCTGATGCCATAAATGCAAATGTTCTTGTGGCTATATCAGCTGTTGCGAGATATGTTGATGAAAAATCATCTTTGTCGCCGGCTGGAGCAACATACAAGTTTGCTATTTTTTCTTGAGATATATCTGAGTTACCACCATATGTGTTTGCATATGTGGCATTGAATCCTAAGTCGCTCATTGCTGTACCACTGGTATCAGTGAAATAAATGTTGCCACCTAGTTTGTGTTTCAATGTGATTCTTTTTGATGTTGCATCGTATGATGCTTCGATGTTATCAAATCCAGCAGTTGAAATTGCTGTAACAAAATCATCTGCATCAGTACCACTTATGCTCACAGTCTTAGTCTGTAATAAAGCTGAAGATGTATTTGCTGTTGCTGATGTGTTCAACAATGTCTCTGCCATCTTGATTGTATCACCGGAACCTACAATGTTTGTTTTGTCTGCGATCTTGTTTGAAATAATTGTAGTTGCCGCACCACTTGGAATTTTTCTCACAAACGGAGTGTAGTCAACTATTTCACCATCTGACAGAGTTGAATCGTTCCACTCGTGTTCGTTGATTGCAGATTGTACAAAGTGTGAATTCACTGACAGGTTAGCACCGCCACCTAGTCTGTCTAACTGCTGAAGTGCTTGTTCTTGAGTTTTGTAAACTGGAGTGTTAACAGATTCAAAAGCACCGATTGTTGAATTGTATTTTTTCAACGAAATTGATGCACCGCCATTTGGTTCAGTTTGTTGTATCCATATAGAACCAGTTGGTCTTGGTGATGAATCTGATGTTCTAAATCCATGGTCTTCTGTGTGTTGTCCAATGAATAGTTTTGGAACATAGTATCTGCCACCTGTAATTCCTAATGCTGAAAGTTCATCGACAGACGAATCTCCCACACTTGAAATTATGATCGATGATGACACAGCAGTTGTTGATGAATCATCTCCTGTTGCATTTGGTATGCCATAAATTTCTAATTTGCCGTCAACAGCAGAAGCTTTGACGCCAGTGATATTTGCTGAGTTGATTGCACTTGCGGCATCTGACACTGACTGTCCAACCTGGACAGCAACTTCATTAACTCTGATGGTGCCATCTTGTAGGGTTGGGTTTGATACAGTACCTTTGATCGTTGGATGTGATGAGTGCCAAGAACCATCTTTGGTTGCACTTCCACCTGAACCAACTTTCACCCAAGTGTTTGATCTTGTTTTGTAGTATAAAGCATTGTATGGATCCGTTGCCACTATCGCATAATCACCTATTGAACCAACATTTGTCTTTGGAGCTCCTC